GAGAGCGATCAAGAGGCTTTTGCCAATCTTCCACCAGAGGGGCAAAGGAATGGGGATCAGCTTATGACCATAATCTAAAAGAAGCAGAAAACACTTTTCAAAGATTCGCATCAGAGAGCGATCAAGAGGCTTTTGCCAATCTTCCACCAGAGGGGCAGTTTGCAGTTGCTAAAATTATGCACAATGTGGGAAAGCAGATTGCAGAACCAACACAAGGAAGTATAGGAAGTCAAAAAACAACCTTGACAAAAGAAAATGCTTTAACTAAAATAAATGAAATTAGAATGTCTAAAGATTTAGACCCTAATACAAAAGAAAGAGAGCTTGCAAAATTATATCCTATTGCTTATGCAGATCAGTCAGCAGAATCATTAGGGATAGTTTCTAGCTTTTCTTCTTTTTAAGATGATTGTCCATATAAGTAAGAGGTAGCTCTTGAGTCTTTGAAAATTGATGGGTAGCAATTTGAGATGCGAATAATCGCAATTTAAATGTTATTTAATTAATTTCAAAGACTCAAACAATGTCAAATACTCAAAATCAAATTCATGTAAAACAGTTTAAGGACGATATTATCCAGGCTGTACAACAAAACAATGTCCGTTTAGACGGAACAGTAAGAAGAAAAGAATCTGTGAAAGCAGAAGAATTCTTTTTTCATAAACTAGGTTCTTTAAACTTAGAAGAAAAGATTGGTAGAAATCCAGAAACTCCTTATTTAGATCCTATTCATTCAAGAAGAAAGATGACGCCAGCACCTTTTCACGGCTCTTTATTTATTGATGATTTCGATACCGCTAGATCGACCATTTCTGGTTTAGAAAGTGATTATATGAAAGCATTATTAAATGCTGCCAAAAGGAAGAAAGATGATGTAATTATCGCTGCCGCAACTGGTAAAGCATTTGAAGGTAAAGATGGTAATGTTGCAGTTAATTTCCCTAGCTCTCAAGTCGTCTCAACTCCTGCTTCTGGCTTAACTGCTGATAGAATCCTTAATGGTCGTGAGATCATTAGATCGGCTGATGTTGATCCAGATGAGAAGCTATATTGTGTTTTAACAGCTAAACAACATAGACAGTTAGAAGATGATAATAAAATTATCAATAGGGACTTTACAGCGGGTGCGGTACTAGATAAAGGCATTATCGGTGTATGGAACAATATTAACTTCATCTTATCAGAAAGATTACTTCTTGACTCAAATGGAGATAGAGATGTTTTACTTTATACTGAAAACGCTTTAGGCTTCGCAATGGCAAATGATATTACAATGAAAGTTGGTGAAAATGTCGAGAGATCATTCACTAAAACAATGTATATCAAATTAGACATTGGAGCGACTAGAGTAGAGGACGAAAAAATCGTTCGTATTCCTTGCACAGAATCTTAATATTAACTTTAAATAAAATAAAATTATGGCTATTGTAAACAAAAAAGGAACAATAAACCTTGACGGCTTAGATCAAGATACTTTGATTATGCCAAATGCTAAAACTTCAAAAGGTATTATTAGAACTTCTATTGATACCCTAGAAATTAACGCAACTGACGATGACACTTCAACTTATCGAATCGCCAGAATCCCCTCTAATGCTGTATTAACAGACATTACCATTAAAAACGATGCTATCACAGGAGGTACAGATTTTTTCTTAGGCTTCTATGATATTGATGAGGGTGTAGCTATTGATGCTAATGCATTACTTGGTACAACTTCTTTAGCTTCGGCAGGCTCTATTGATGGATTAGGTTCTATTGATATTGCTAATATTGGTAAAGAGGTTTGGGAGTTAGCTGGACTAACAGAAAACCCTCACAAATTAGTTGATATAGTTTTGACTGGTAATACAGTTGGAACTGCATCAGGTACTGTAACAGGTATTGTAAAATATACCCTATAACAAAGCAGGGGGAGAAATCCCCCTCAATTTTTTTATTATGTCTGTATCAAAAACTTCTATTTGTAATAAAGCATTAAGAAAATTAGGAGCTAAGGCTTTAATAAGCATTGATACAGATACTTCACCAGAAGCCACTCTATGCAAAGCAAGCTATGATACGGTTCTTTTAGAGGTTCTAAGAATGCACAACTGGAACTTTGCCATATTCCGTCAATCATTAAATTTAGATGCATCTGGCACTCCTGTGTTTCAATATACAAACAGATTTATATTACCAACAATTCCAATCTTTATAAAATTACTTTCGGTAGAAAATGATATTGATTTTAAACTAGAAAATAATTTCCTTGTTACAAATGAACCAACTGTAAATATTAGATTTATTGGTAAAGAAACAGACCCTAATAAATATGATTCTTTATTCATAGAGGCTTTTTCTTCAAAATTAGCTTATGAGATAGCTTACTCTTTGACTTCTGATGAAACTAGAACAGCTAGAATTAAACAAGATTTTATAGAAACATTATCTCTAGCGAGAGAAAGAGACAACCAAGAGGATAATGATATAGCAGACACTTCTAGTTCTTTTAGTGCTTCAAGGGTGACTGGCTTTAATTTTGGCAATAATATTAATGGTATAACTTTTTCATAATGCCTAGAGCTTCGGAGATAAGAACAAACTTTACAGCAGGAGAGTTAAGCACATTAATAAACTCAAGAACGCAATTTCAGAGGTATTTTAATGGTTCAGAAACTCTTGAGAATTGGGTAGTATTAACACAAGGACCAATATTTCGTAGAAAAGGTTTTAGATTTCTAGCGGAAGTAAAAGACTCAACTAAAAGAACTAGACTCATTCCCTTTGAATTTAGCACAGTGCAAACTTACACAATCGAATTAGGAGCAGGTTATTTACGCTTCTTCTCTGCTCAAGGGCAAGTTTTAGATAGTGGTTCAAATATATTAGAAATATCCAATCCTTATTTAGAATCAGAACTATTTGATATTAAGTTTGTACAAGATAGTGATGTAATTTACATGGTACATCCAAACCACCCTATTCAAAAATTAATTAGGGTAGCATCTAATAACTTTACATTAAATCCAGTAGATTTAGTAAGAGGTCCATATATAGACGAGAATATAATATCAACAGACGAAGTAAGATTGACAGGTAACGGATGGTCAGAAGGTGCAACATTAACCTTAACAGCATCAGGTGGCCATACACCTTTTACTTCTAATCATGTAGGGGGGTTATGGAAAGTAAAAAGTGGCACAGATATTGCTCATGTAAAAATAACTGGGTTTACTAGCTCAACAGTAGTGACAGTAGTAGCTCAAAACGATGTACCTCAAAGCCTACACAATACTGCAAGCTTTAACTGGTCGGAAGGTGAGTTTAGTAATGCTAGAGGCTTTGCAGGTGCGATCACCTTCCACGAGCAGAGAATGATCTTAGCAGGCCAAAGGGTTTGGTTTTCTAAATCCAATGCAGATTATGAAAATTTTGAAGTAGGAACGAATGCCGATGACCCTTTTGTGATAACAATCGCATCACAAAGAGGAGATCCGATAAGGTGGTTATTTTCTGATCAAGCTCTATTTGTAGGTACTGCTAGCTCAATATTTAGAATTATAAGCTCAAGAAATAGCCCCGCCTTAGCACCAGATGATATAGATGCAAAAAGGCAAATATCTTATGGTTGCTCCAACATTCAACCTGAATTAGTAGGACAATCTCCTATTTATATGCAGAAGAACAATAAAACAGCAAGATTAATTACTTTTGATATTGATAGTGATAAATACAAGGCAATAGATATTACTGTTGATTCTGACCATATAACAGATGGGGGCATTACCTCTTTTGAATATCAGCAAATTCCACTATCTTCATTATGGACAGTAAGAACAGACGGACAAATCGCAAGATTAACACTAGAACAAGATCAAGAAGTACAGGCATGGTCAAGATATGTTACACAAGGAAACTTTGAATCAGTGGCAATAGTAAGTGATGCAGAAGATAATGATGAAATTTACGCAATAGTAAAACGAACTATAAATGGAGTAGTTAAAAGGTTTGTAGAAGTGCAAGAGCCTAATTATAAAGTAGATAATTTAAATCGTTTCTATGTTGATTCTGGACTTAGTTATAATGGCACACAATCAAGTACAATAACTATATCAGGAAATACATTTACAGCAGATTCTTCTACTTTCCAATCTGGCGATATAGGAAAAGAAATTCACCAATTAATAGGTAAAGGCAGAGCAAAAATAACAGGGTTTACAGACTCTCAAAATGTAACTGTCAGCATAATAGAAACTTTCTCTAGTGCAACATTACTACCTAATGAATGGGCTATTGCTATTAAAAATATAACTGGATCAGAACATTTAGAGGGCGAAACAGTAGCTATTAATTCAGATGGTGCAACAGTACCAAGTAAAATTGTTAGTGGTGGAGAAGTAGAAATTGATAGTGCAGGATCAATTATCCATATTGGATTGCCTTATTCTTCTAAGCAAAAGAATATGCCTATTGAATCCTTAGCTTTAAGTGGCATGATAGGAACATCACAACATAAAGACAAAAGAATTCACGAGATAGTAGTTAGATTTGCAGATACGTTAGGAGGGAAAATAATTGATGGGGCAGGTAATGAAGTTATTATTCCTGCTAGGAGTCTAAATAACAATATGAATGAAGCACCTCCTTTATTTAACGGAGATCAAGAAATAAAAGTTGCCACAGGTTGGGATAAGTTG